TGCATTTAATTCTATCAATAATTTTTTAAATGTTTTCATATAATTTGTTTAAGTATAATGTTTTAAAAAGTCTTTGTATCATTTTATCGCATCAAGCGTTGTTTGTAGTGTGTTCATAACTTTTATTTAGTATTAAGAAAAAAATGTACTTGAGCTATGTAAATGGGCTCAATCAGAGTAAAAGTAATACAAATTCCCCAAATAAAAAAATTTTTTTAAAAAATTCTTCCTTGGGAACCAACTCGTTACATATATTCCTGGGGTGAATACATAACTGATTGATTTCCAAGGGAGAATTTTTATGATTTGGGAGCTCATGGGCACGCTTTGTTGCCCGGGTTATGTTTCTATAAGGCTTACCAATTTGGCACAAATGGATGAGCTCCAGAATTACCTGAAAGTAAGCAACTTCTTTAGTAGATTTGCCGTTTTGTTCTTATTTTTGTTTTCTTTTGGGGCCTGTGGACACGATTGGCACAAATTGCCATATATCGAGTAGTGGTAATCGCAGCTTGAAGTGTTATTGCTGCACGCTTTTATCTGTACCTTTTTTGGTGAGATCTTTCTTTTTTGTTTGCGTAACATTGTTTTTATTTTGACGGTTAGCTTTCCATTTGTCTGCCAATTCGTAGGCTTTTAATAATTTGTCCGCCTCTTTTTCCAACGCTCTCGATCTCGGGTCTCTCACTTGCTTATTGTTTTTGAGATACTATGTAAGTGACTATTGTTTTCTGTAATTCCTGAAGGGCACTTGTATTATCGCTTATCAATTTTGACATTCTGTCCCTTTCTTCTACCAAAATCTGCATCATCTCTTCTTGCAGCTTGTCGACCTTCTCTTCTAACTTATCGTTCTTTTCTACCAGTCTTTGGTACTGAGTCCACGCAAAGTACCCAAGTACTAAAGCGATAACTCCCAATATTCCGTACTGAAGGAACGAAGTATTTATCGTTTCCGGCTGAATGTCTAATAGTCCCATTTTAATTAAGCATCGAATATTTTGTGTATAATACGTTTTCCCAGTTAACAGTTAAGTATTTTATGTTCGTAACTGTGGGTTTGAGCATGTTTCTCTCTATCAATTCGGTCGCTGTCTCAACGAATGCTTGTCTACAATTAACGTGCAGTAGATCGTGAATCTTATTCGGTATCACGTCTTGAGCTATTCTATCCAGCATATCGTACACTAATTCGTTATTCATACCTGACAATAAATATTTGGTTGTTATTGATAAATGTCGTATTCTTTCTTTAAAAATCTTAAGCACTTCTTGTAGTCCCTCTTTTCTACCCTTCTGGCGTCTATCTCCAATGGGTTCCTGTGGTGGCTTAAGTATTTTGACAGGATTTTGTATTCATGCATTGAGTGTTTAACGTAGTGCGTATATTCGTGTATGATAGTTTTAACGAGTTCTTCAAGCATTTTGTTCTTTTCTTTGTTTATGAATATCACTTGCTCTATCTCATCGTAGTATCCGTAGTCGTCTTCTCCAGTGTAATAGTCTGCCTTTCTAAATTCCAAGTAAGGATACGGTCCGTTCAATTTGGATCGGCCGTACTCTGACACGCACCACCACAGGATTTTATACGCAGTTGCCCTTGTCACAACGTTCTTATTCTTGATCATATACCCTCTTTTACGTAAATATCCATCAATTTCTTTGGAGGCTTTTTGTAATTGATCTTAAAAGTGGAAGGCATAGCCTTAATTAGTACCTTATTTCTGTAAGGCATATTTTCTTTCTTACACCAACTTCTTATGCGTCTCATGTGATCGTAGAACAACACGTACGCATTAGCTTTCTTTACGTACTCTTCCAAATTAATCTTTAAACCGAATTCTTGAATTATTTTGACAGCTCTTTTTTCGCAGTCAAGTTCCAAATTCATGCACGCAGTTATATGATCGTCTATGTCTTCGAAGTCTTCTCCGCTTAACCACCTGTCCACGATGTCCAAGCTATCACCCAAACTTGTCCATACTTTACACTGATCCACCCATTGTGTAAAGTGAGCGTACTCGTGCACCAATACGTGAAAGGCGTCGGGTGCTTTCATCGAACACACTAACTTCTTATTGTAATCGTCGAAATATCCTGTACAGCGCGCAGTTTTTGAGATCTTCACGTAACCCACATTTCTTAATTCGCACTTGATGCCTTTCTCTTTACAGGATTTTTTTATGTAATCTACAAATGATTGATGTTTCTTTGTTAGTTTAAGCATAATTTTGTTTGAACTATTTTTAACATTTTAGATAGATAATTTTCTTGACTCGAATATTGCTTCATCATCTCGTTAGCATTGTGGATGGGTTGCTTATTAACGTGCAATTTTCCCACTTTAAATTCTGTCAACCACTGGTCCAAACTTAACTGTTCTGTTGGTTTTACTGTGTAACCGATGTTTAACTGCTCTGTCATAACTTATTTATTTTGTGATTTGATTAATGCGATGTGCTTACAGTCTTTGCCTCGGCCAAATCCATGGGCCGGACAACTACAAGTCCAAAATCCGTCGTCGTTTACCACCTCGTACTTATTTCCTTTACTACCATCAACAAAATACTTTTTAAGTTCTTTTTGTTTTGTTGGTTTTGCAGGAGCGGAGTAGGTAATTTTTTCCCACATTTTTTCCAATTCAGCCCAACTATAACTCCTATCTACCTTAATCCAACCCTCACCAGTTCCCGTAGTAACAATATACCATTGCTTACTATGTACACCCTGAAATGATATTGGAGGTAGCGATGAACGTATTCTCATTGTATTATCTATATAAGGTTACAAAATGTCCGAAATGCTTATCGAATGTTGCTACTAAATGTTCGTAGTTACCTTTCATCATTTCGGCTTGAATGGCTTTACTATCTAATCCTAATTGTTTAGCCAAACTACCAGCTTTACCAATTAATACAAATGCGTTACCATCAGGTCCCGTCAAATCAATTTCAATTCCTAAACTTTGTTTTTTACTTTTTATCATAACTTTATTTTTTATTTTTATTAATTAATTACAAAATCATATAATTCATCAACTGAATTAATTCCATCTCTACTACTCATCGTATCAAAGTCCGATAATCTTTCAACATCACAACCTTCGTTAATCTCATCGTAGGTACAATTGATATTACAACTTCCCTCAACACAATACCAACGTTTACCACTACGTGTTTCATACACTAAAATAGTACCTCTATTTCTAGTACCATAAAATCCATTTACTTCATACAAATTTTTACTCATAACTTTATTTTAATTGTTTAATTAAATCATTTACTTTAGCCGAAACAAAATAAACCGATTCAACTCTCTTACCACCAAAGAATGATATCTGATAATTTCTATCAATAGCATACCATAAATTTTCGTACTGATTGTACCATAATACATAATTACTTAACATAACTTTTATTTTTTAGACGTCTTTGTCTTCTTTTCTTAAGAAGTGAACATAAACTGCGGTAACCACTATTACGACTACCGCAGCTATTATTATAATGGTTACTCTCATAAATTACCAACTTGATTGATAGTAATAATCGTGCGATCCAGTTCCAATGTTCTTTAATACTTGCTCAAATATATCAATGGAGTATTTAATATCTTTAAAATACCACTCGTCATAATCTGCGCCTCCAAAAAAGAATCCATTAGTTGTCGGTAAAAGTTCTTCTGCTTTAGAATTATCTTGATCTATCTCTTTTAAAATAGATAAAATTTGCTGTACTTTGTCCTTACTGACGTAATATTTTCCACAATCGTCAACTCCTTCTTGTAAATTTTGAACGAACCAATTGTGCAACGCATTGAACTTTCTCCAATAACCAGCGTCCTCTTCTATGTTTTTTATCTTAGAAGGATCCACGCCTTTCATCGGTTCCCCGTTTTTGTTTACTATTACTTCAAATTTGTCTGCAACGAAGTCCCAATTCTTAACGTAAGTTTCCTTTGTTAAATACATGTCTAATCCCATAACTTTAGTTTTTTTATTTGTTTATTAAATGTAATTAAATTATTTTCCGTAGAATAAATGAGAATCGTCGTTCTCATCGTAATCGTAGTCGATTACAATTTTTTTCACGAGAAACTTTTCTTTTACTTGACCGCACCATCTGTCTTCGATACACACTTGACCGACACCACTATAAGCGTCCAAACCTAATTCATCGTATTTCTCACAAGCATCTTCGTAAGACAAGAAAGGCCCGTAAGTGTGTGTGTCTTCGTCTGAGTAACCGTCCAACAATTCGTAATCGCTATCACCGTCGTTGTTTACCATGTGATAAGGACCCTCAGTAACGAACCACAAATTTTTCACTACTCGACCGTGTTTACCGGCACCGACCAATTCTCTCGCCAATTCTTTAGCCATGTCAATCTCTTTGCCTCCAAAAAATTGAAAATCACGTAGATCAAACCTCTTATAGTAATCGTCAAATCCAAATGGCGCACCATCAAATTCCACTTTGTAGATCTTCGACAATTTGCTGTGTTTGGCTGCATTTTCTATGACCAATTTTTTGGCTTCGTCCTCTGCTTTAAACACATAGATGCCACTGTTTGTTACCACTGCGTAAATGTATTCTTTTTGAGTAGTCTCTACTATTTGTGTGTTTGAAAGTGGTTCGTGGGTCAATTCTATTTCTTCAGGTGCAGACCAATTATTACCATCGCCGTTTCCTTGAACAAAGACTTTTAATGAATATGTAGTTACATTAGTAATGATTCCGACTTCCCCGACTTTATTTACCGATCCGCAAAGATTACTTAAAATTTTTACTCTGTCTCCCGCTTTAAATTCGTGCAGTGTGTTTTTCATACTATTTTCTTGTTTAGTTTTTTCGAATTTTTTAATGTGATCTGCTATTTTTTGTTTCGTCTCTTGCAACGTAAGATCGTGATAGTGAGTTGGCTTTTGGCCCGCCTCGTAATTGTACATATAATCAAACACGAAGTTAGCTGTACCACTGTCCACCCAACTTGGAATTGGAGCAATGATTCTCCACGTGCCGCGTAAATACATTTCAACAAAACCTAAACGTCTTAAATACCCTCTGTATACGTTAGATCGATAGAACTCGTTTTTGCTGACAGCTTTCCAAAACGTTTTGCTTTCGATACCTCTCATAGCATCGTGAAACTCTTTTGTTGTAAATGTTTTTCCAGGTTCTTTTGAATTGATGAATTCTTTTACTGCTTGAAATAAATTTTTGTTACTCATAACTTACTTGTTTTTTTTAATTGTTTGAAATATTGTTTTAACTAATGTGTAAATTAATATTACACTGGACACTATCAATAGTGATTTCCCGATTGTTATCATGCTTTATTTATTTTTTATTGTTGAATTTAATTTATAATCGTAGTTGTGTATGTAATGTGTTTCCAATCTGTGAGCTTCGGCTTTACCTCGCACTATGTCTATTATTCTAACTTCGTACACGTTTGGTTCGTACTTACGCATGTCCTCGTACAATGCCCAATTTTTATTTTCTTCCAACGCACGTACGCAGTGTTGGTGAAAACGAATTCTAACGCTCTTATTGTACGCCCTGCCCCTGGCGACCGTGAGGCCAACGTAACGTTTATTGTTACGAGTGTTAATTATCTCGTATATGATGTGATTTCTGTCGCTTCTACGTTTTGCCATAAGAATGATGTGAATATAGGTAAAATTACGACAAAATATTGACATAAAAAAATCCCAATGAAAAAAAGTCCATTGGAAACCAATCAGTTGCGCCAGAATCCAAGCAGGGCGCATTCACAACTCGTTGATTATCAATGGAGAACTTTTCCCATTGGAAACCAATCAGTTATGACGCCCGTATTGGGTGTCAATCAGTTATGTATTTAGATTTTTCTATCTATGAGTGAGTCCTCGTCTTCGTCCAAGCTGTGCTTTACGTACTGTACTTCTTGCACCATATTTTTAAGATCTTCCATGTCTTTGTCTTCTTGGGTCTTAAAATCTATTAGGTCCTCTTCTTCTGTGTATCGGCCCTCGTCCAAGAACTTTTGCATTTGTTCTATCTCTTTGAGTATTGATTCGTCTATGTTATAAAATAGTAGGTTAGATTCAAAAGAAGTTTCTTCCCCAACTAAAGGTGCGGACTGCATGTTTCTTAACACCCTTCCACTGAAGCTGTCGAATACGTGAATGAAATAACAATTGTAACACAACCACCTTATGTTTTCAAGTTGCCAGTTTCTTCTGTCCCCGTCCACAAAATGAAGCAATAGCGGTTGCTTTCCGTCCTTGACCCTTTTTTCTTTGTACCCACAGCGTTCGCAGTGTTCTTTGTGCAGCTCGTGTAAGATGAGCATCTTCTTCAAGATGGCAACCCTTGCAGGACTGGTCCACTTTCTGTACGTGAGCAGTTTGTCTATCTGTTTTTGAAACTTTCTTGGTAAGTTTTCTTTGAATTTCCTTGGTCGTACTAGATTAGGGTTGCCGTACTTCTTGTGAGTTTCGTACAGTGTCTTTCCGGTCTCAAGGTCGATGTACATTTCTGCGTACTTCTTAAATGTCTTGTGATTTATTCCCATGTACCTACACGCTTCGGCCACGTTGCGAGAATTGGCCATTGCTTCCCTTATTTCGTCCTCTGTCAATTGAAGTCCAAGGTGGGGAAATCCGAGTGCCTTGCTCACATCGTGCGGTAATTTCTTCTGATACTTTTTGCGCTTTCCTCTCACCTTTATTTATTCGTCTATTTTGGGATTCAACATAACTATTGTGTTCCACAAATCGTAAGGATTTTGAAGTACGATTTCCTGTCCTTCCAAAGTCTTCATGGCATTGATAGAACCGTCGTCATTTATTCTATCGTACAGATAAAAGCTTATAACGTCCATGGCGTCTTCTCCGAAGTTCATAAACATGAGCATGTCTATTATCTGAATGTATTTATCTTCGAATTTAAAGAGATCAATCTGAAGCTCTTGGTACGCAATGTTGGACCTTATTACTGTCTCTTCCATTAAAGTTATGATGGAGAAAAACATCTCTTTCTTCCTGTCCGATTGTGTACGTTTCTTTCTTCTTACAGTCGATTTGGATCCGAGTAAAGAATCCACGGCCAACTGTATTTCTTTGTAGGGTTCTAATGTCATTGTTTTACTTTTTAGGC